ATACTTGCTGCAAACGGTCCAGGTTCAATTACGTAAATAATTTCTCCGTCTTTCCTCCAAGGTCTAGGAAACTTTTTAAAATTACCTAATCTGTCTGCAGGTGCATCAAAAGACTTGCCGTAGTGTAAATGACTACGCACTAGTCTATGCCATTTTTTATTTGATTCGAGGAAGTTTGTATAACCGCTATCAATAAACCAAAAAGGATAGTTGTTATCAATTTTTGTAACAAGCAGATCTTCATTACCAACTGTGTTTCTAATTAGACAATCATCAGTAAACGAAGTAAACTCTTTTCTTCTAATAAATTCGTTGTTTGCACCGGCACCAAGATGTGCGCCAGTACCTTTTACAAAGTTTTTATATTCAGCAACTTTATATTTTGCAAAGATTTCGTCGATGCCAAATGCATCAATAAAATATTCAATGTTATTATGTATTGCGTGAAAATAGTTATCACGTATTCCGCCTTTGTTTTTGTTAACTACATCAACCCATTCATCTAAATCTCTGCGTACAGCTTTAAGAAGTTTATCTCTAAATTTCTTCTTTTCATCTGGTTCCAGTTTGCGATTTGGTTCTTTCCATTTAGCTTTTTTACTAAGATGGTCTTGAATATAAGTTGCACAGTATCTGTCTTGCATATTAAATTTGAATAACTCTTCAGGCACTGGCACTAACGACAGTAAAAAGTTTGCAATTTCTTTATCGTTCATCAGCAATTTCATTAGCTGTATTTCTCCACTAAGTTGTATGCAGCACCAGACTCAACTTCATCAAATGTAAACTGTCCATACGCAAGGCTATGACAGTGCTGTTGTATTTTATCCAATTCAGGATAGTAAGGACTACTAAGCTGACTTAGGTCCGTTGACGCTAAAGGTGTAGCTGCGCAAGGCGATGTAACAAATGCTGGAATACCGTATAGAACAGATTCAAGTGCAGCCATGCTATTCATTGTTACTGTAGCATACACTCCAGAATTAAAAGCATCGTAAATTGAGTATTCAAAGTTACGTGCTGTACGTGAACCTTTAATTCTTACTTCAATTGGTAAATCAATATGTTGTTTAATCTGTTTTGTAGTTTGTTTGACCCATTTGTTATAGTCAACATTATACCATGCACATGCTTTAGGATTAGGCATTACTAATAGAATCTTTTTATCGTGATTCTTCCAGCCTGACCATTGAATTCTTGGATCATCTTTAACAAGGTTGTTCCATCTATCTTGTGGCAAATTTGGTCTAAACGTAGATAGTTGATTTTCATTTTTAACAATCCTGTGCCACTTCTTATTGCCTTTTTTATTTCCTGTACTAGGAAAATTACCAAAGTAACCTGTGTCAATGTACCAATAGTCTCTATTATTTTTTACACAGTTGTCAGCATGTTGTTTTTTAATTACACCTCTAATAACCATAGGTTTGGATAAGTTAGAAGACTCAACTGTTAGTTTGTCTCCAGATCCCTTAACTAAGATTTCTTCAGGGCTTAGTGTCATTATCTCATCATGTCCTGTAATTCAGCTTTCCACTCTTTATGGTATTCGCATGTACGATAGTTTTCAAACCACGGGCCACCTTCCGTGTAATGTATTAGTTTTGGTGTGCCGTCTGTTGGCTCTTGGTAGTGTCCTACTAACCAATTCCATTCGGGCGAGATTTCACCAATTAAGTCATCACTTGCTAACCAACTAAAGCGATGCAAGTATGCACCGTTAATTTCTGGTTCGTTAACTAAATCCATAGTCAATGCTTTGTTAGCAGGATGGCCGCAATTAAACAACATAACACTTGACCAGTTTTTACGTGGATACACTGTTTGTTTCTGTCCGTCCATTTTAATGCCTTCTTTAGGTGCATAGTCGTGATGTACACACATAATAGCATACTTGTCGTCTGCTTGATCAAACAGTTCTTTAATATCTGTAGTAAGCAACATATCACAATCCATAAATACTGCCCAGCCATTAAAGTTACTAAGCTCTGGTACTAGGAAGCGAGTAAAAGTAAACTCAGTACTTGCTAGTTTATCGTTGCCTCTTGTATACCAGCCTTGACTTCTAAGTTCAGACTGTTTTAGTGGTTTAACTATTGCTGTAGGGCTATGACGTTCAATGCTGTGCTTACAAACTTGATAAGCTATATCTTCTTTAGTGTCGTATCCTACGAATACTTTTAAGTCCATGTTTCCTCCAAATATGCTTTAGCTTTGCCAGTCCTTAATTCACTATCGTGAAACTGACCGTGTGCTAAATGACATCCCCATGCCCAAAGTACGTCTTGAGTTGGGTAATGCGGTGTTTCAATTTTTGTTAAATCGTTTGATCCAACAGGTAGTGCTGCACTAACAGGTGCTAGTGTAAATACTGGTATTCCTTGGAAAACAGACTCAACTGCTGCATTAGAATTAAATGTAACTAATGCAAATACATCATCAGCTAATGCTTGTTCAAGCGTATTACTCACCATTCTATCTGCACGTTGTTTAGATCGTTGTCTAATTTCTATAGGTCTATCAGTGTATTGCTTTATAGTTTCAACTGTTTCAGATAACCATGTATCTAAATCAGTATCGTAAAATTTCATCGGTTTTTCATCAGGCGCAGCAATAAGAATCTTCTTTCCTTTTTTATTCCACGGTACAAACTTCTTGCCAAATCCTTCAAATCTTGCCGATGGGCGTTCAATAATTTTGTTGTGTTGCAAATTGTTTTTAACAATTCTATGCCAAAACTTCCAACCATTAGGATTGCTTTTAGTAATTTCATTACCAAAATATCCAGTGTCCATATAGTAAAAGTCTCTAGCATCTTCCATACAACGATGCATCCATTTCTTTTTTAAGATACCACGTAGCACAATTGGATTTTCCGAGTCGTCATAATCAAAGGTATTAGAATCTACCACACTTGAATTGCAACCTCTAGCAAAACGATTGATGTAGGGATCTTTATTTCCCTTGCTTATGAAGATCCAATCAGTCACGTCTTTCAATATCCTCTTCGATACAAGATTCACCATATTGAACTTCTAGTATATGTGTTAATTCGTTTGTGGGGTTACTTGCTTTGTGCCAAGTGCCTACTGCAATATCATACCCTCGTTGCAAGGGTAAAAGTTCTACACTATTACTAATGTCATTCCATTGAGTATCTATTTTAACTTTGCCTTTTAGTACATACCAATGTTCTGATCTTTTAAAATGTCTTTGATCAGAAAGAGATGCACCTGGCTCAATTACTAGTTCTTTAATTTTAAAATTATTTTCTGGTTGATGATCTAGTACTCTATACCAACCCCATTTGCGTGTTGTTTTAGGTGTTTTCCATTCTCCTAAAATCCAACTGCTTGAATTCTTTTTGTCTGTCCCACCAACGCCAAATTCAAATTCTACTCTATCGTTGTTGGAAAATTTTTCTACTTCTGGTGAATTGCCTTCACCTCTGTCGCCGCCATTAGCAAACACTATTCTGTCATGCATTGTTTCAGATGTTCTAAGTGCTACGTCTATCGCACCACATGCAGATCCTTCCTCATCATCTTTAAATGTAATAACATTGTCTACTACAGCAAGTTCTTTAATAATAGCAATTCTTTCTTGGACGGGCATAAACGGCATACCCTTTTTGTTCGTTAACCACTCGTCGCTGTTAACGCCAACCCATAACTCGTTTCCAAGTTCTTTAGCTGCTTTGAAATAGGCAATATGCCCGGAGTGTAGCGGATCAAATCCGCCTGTGACTAGTACGATTCTTTTCATACTAGTATTTATATGCGCAGTTTATCTCAGTAAAATTATATGGATGCGTCATCTAGCCCAGCTGTTCTGAGCTTAACAATGTTTGAAAGTTGCCATTGTTTAATGTCTAAGCCTTTAATAATGCCTAGCCACTTATTGCGTAATAGTGCAAAATCGTTGATAATTTTCTCAAAATCAACAACATCGGCTTCGCCGTCTACAAATTTATCAGCATCTCGTGAGCTAAGTTGACGCTGATAGTTTTCAACATATTTTCTAAAATGTTGACTTCGTAAACGGCGAAGTTCGATATTTAAGTATTCGAGTATTGCTTCGATCTCTTGTAATTGGCCGAATCTAGTTTCTACAATGCCTGGCATTCTAGCTGCCGCCTGTTCAATACTACCATGAACGTTTGTTTCTTTTTTTGCTAAAAGAATTTCACCCTCATAGTACTGCACTGCGGCAGGAATGTTCGAAATATCTTTAGAAACTCTATCGTACCAATTCATTTAATCCTCGTCATCCCAAACTGCATCTTCAACATCTTCATCATATGCTTCACTGTCGTCTTCGTCAGTGGCATACTCGATAGCAGTATCTAAAAATGTATCAACGCCAAAAAGCTCGTTGATAGTAACTTCAGATACTCCATGATCTACAAGAGTAGTAATAAAAGTTTTTGCTACTTCCTGTTTATCTTTATCAGGTATATGTTCTGATACAGCGTTCCAAATATCAGCAATTAGGTCAGATCCCATAAGCTATAATCTCCATTATTCAGTTGGTTGTTCTTCCAGCTCAAACTCAACGTTATCTACAATTGGTTCAACCTGTACAGGTGTATTTATAATATCATTCATAACCACATCAAGTTTTTCTCCAACCCATTGCTTACGATACTCTAGCATAACTTCGCCTGTTAGTGGGCTAGTATACTCAAGTCTATTACCTGATTTCTTAAGAAGACCTTTTGCTTCAAACAACTCAACAAGTCCTGAATAAGGATTCATACCTGTTTCATACGGAATCTTAACTTGAACACTTTCAAACGGTTTTGCGTAACGTGTTTTCATTACTTTACACGCTGCTCTAATACCTTGTACAGTAGTAGTTTTATTTCCGTCTTCGTCTTCTTTAAGTTTAAGTTTCTTCATAGCAACTACAATACTAGATGCATATACAAACCCTTGTCCGCCACTGATCTTATCATCAGGGTCAAACATGTCTTGTGATGCATAAGTGTGGTTAGTACACACCATACCTACATTGTAACTACCAATCATGTTAACGGTGTTACGAACAAGTGAAGTCAATGCCTTAGGCTTACGACCCATATCACCTTTCATATTACCAGCTTGAAATTGATCAACATCAGTAGGTGTTAGTAACATACCTAAGCTATCAATTACAATTAACACTTTAGGACGTTCTTCTTCTGGCATTTCTTTGTATTCTTTCATGAACTCAGATACTGTTTTAGCAACATCATCAATCATGGACATGTTTAGTTTAAGAAGTGCTTCTTCTGAAGTGTCTACACCTAATGCATGTAACCATGCTTCGTCAAGTGCGTTTTCTGAATCAATTAGTACTACAAAGATACCTTGTTCTTGAGCAGACTTTACAATGTTTGCTGAACAAAAATAACTCTTACCACTACCCGATTCTCCGGCAAACACTGTTACTTTACCTAGCGGAACTCCTTTATTAAAGTCTCCACTAACAAGATAGTTCAGTGCAAAGTTGCCTGTGCTAACCCAATCAGTTGGGTCGTTAAAGCCAATGCCAAGACCAGAAATGCTCTTAGTAATTGTCTTTCTAAATTTACTTACGTCAAATGCTTTCGCCATATATATTTCCTCTCGTTAGATTAAAGTAATAGTGCGGGATAGTCGAATGTAAATATCCCGCACGTATTAAATTAGCTGTTGCCGTTTCTGCTTCTAATCATTGCAAGAATATCTTGCGCTCTATTAGCACCGTCATCTGCAGGTGCCGCTTCTGCTGTTGCAGGTGCTGCCTCTGGTGTTGGTGTTGGAGCAGGTGCTGCCTCTGCTACTGGAGCAGGTGCCGCCGCTGGCGCAGGTGTTGATGCTGTAGGTGGTGTATATTTTTTGTTAGGATCACCAGTGTTCTGACTCATGCCAGCTGGCTTAAAGTATTGACCCCAACGATCCATATCGTATGCTTCACCGTCTACTGACGCTTCAAACATCTCTTTCATTACCTTCAGTTCAACTTCGCCTGGTTTCTTTGGAAGGAAATCTGACATGTTAAACAACCCGTGTGTATCAATAGCTGCCTTTTCAACATCTTCTAATGCACGTTCTTTACGTGACCAGTTTGATGTAGAATAGTCTGCATAGCCACCTTTAGAAGTTTTCTTAATTCTAAAGTCAACGCCACGCATATAGTCTGTTGGCAGTTCTTCTAACTCAGGATCCATTAATGCACCTTTAATGATCTGGAAGATCTGTGGGCCAATAATAAATCTACGGATTGGGTTTTCCGGAGTCTTGTCTTCGTTTAACGGGTCTTCAACTACAAAACCTTGGAATACATATGAACGTTTTTTCCAATACTTACGTCCCATATCTTCTAATGATTTGTCTTTGAACCATGGACGAACTTCTGTTAAGATCGGACACGGTGTACCATCGTTGTACATTTCCATACACGGAACTTGTACAATAACCTGACGTGAGTCAGATTCGCCTTTTACTCCAGCAAACGGAAGTTTAATCATAGCACGTTCTGCCCAAAAGAACGTGTTAGAATTGTCAGCGTCAGGTAGGAATCGTAATACCGATTCTTTGCCTTCTGCCATATTCCAATGTGGGTAAATTGCGTTGTCGCCGCCAGTGTTTCCACCGGATGCTTTGTTTGCGCCTTCTTGAAGTTTAGCGCGGATTTCTGCGAGTGATGCCATTTTATAATGCCTCCTATAGCCTTTATGGTTATCTTACTTTGTTTATGCCTTAATGCACATATACTATTATGCACTCATATATTTATCTTGTCAACAGTTAATTTGTACAAAAGTGAATCAGTTTAGCCAAAAAGAAAGGAGACAAAAGCCTCCTTCCTAATTACTGCATTGTTACTTGTTTAATACATACATTGTTACTTCAAACCCAAAACGCATTTCTGTATATTCTGGTTTTGTCCACATAACTTGTACTCCTTAATTAAGTTTAAAAATTGTACTGCACTAGTATTTAAACATATTTTAGAGCAGAAGTCATACGTAAAATCATTAAATGTATATGTTGATTGAACGTAGCCATAAGCGTTTTAATATCTGCTTACGTCTATGGTCTCGAACTGCTATCTTCCAGCAATATTGGTTCCATAGTTCCATAACACCCTCCTTTTTAAAGTTAGGTGCGTTCCTTCGCGTTATGCTACTTCCGTCCTTGATAGGATGAACGTATAATATTTAGTCATAAAAAAAGAGTTGCTCTACTGTAAAGCAACCCTTTTTAGTTTTGAGCCTAGCTCAGTTACTTCTTAGTTTTTTTAGCAGCAGGCTTTTTAGCAGTAGCTTTTTTAGCAGTAGCTTTTTTAACTTCAGTAATTACAGGTTCAATCTTAGGTGCATGTCCTACACCATTTTTCGTAACTGTTTTTTGAATTACCTTTGCTTCTTCTACTACAACAGGTGCAGTATCCATACCAAATATCTTCTTAATAAAATTAATCATAATTTCTCCATTTTTATAAGTGTTATTTACGTCTTTTAGTAAGCGCCTGAAAGAGTTTTGATTCTTTCTAACTCAGCAAGTTCTTCTGCACCGTGTTCTTGTGCAGGAGCCATACGTTCTACCATTTTACGAGCAACCATTTCTGCTTGTTCACCAAACTTCTTGCCTACCATAGTAGCAACACCTTCTGGGCCTTTAGGGAATGTACCAGCTTGTCTGTCATACATTGACAGGATAAAGTTAGCTACTTCTGTTACGTTTAACTTATTTTTAGATTCCTGTTCTTTGTGTCCGTTGCCTTCGTTTGTGTCAGCATTTTCAATTTGTTCTTGTGCGTCTTCTTCTGCAAATTCCATTGCGCCTTCGTGAGCATCTCCGCCCGGTACTACCTGCATTGTTGCAAGTTCGTCGTCCACTTTAGCGTTTGCGCCATTTGGATCTTCCATTGGATCTGCTTCGCCTCTTAAACTTTTAGGATCAATAATTGCTTTG